ATCTCATCAGTTGGAATGCCAAAGACATGTTCTGACAAAACTCGGTTTGTATTAGCATAAGGATCCAACTTCTCAAAGTATTGTTTACCATCAACCATATTTGCAAAATTCACATCAGTATTGATATAACGAGCGTCAATTACCGCCTCATTAGGATTATGTAATCCTGTGAGCTTACGAAGTGCGCCAATTCCTTTATCAAGGACATCGCCCACCAACTTAGTACCTTTACTGGCTACCGTTCCTATCAAACCTGGCATAATCGCAGATGACAGTCCTGACAGCAAGCCAGCTTGGGGAACAAGTTTGATGACTTCTGTCAATGCATCAGAAACAACCCATTGTTGCATCAATTGGGTTGCGGCACTAGCCAGACTAGTAGTAGCACTAACGATACTGAGTAATTGAGCTTTACTAAATCGCCGCTTAACCTTCTTATCGCCCGAAGGCAAAGATCGGTTAGCATCTCCAATATGTTTCATAATTTTTTCATAGTCATCATACACTGGGTTTAAGCTCCCGGATTGGGGGGCAAAAGCCAAGTAACGAGGTGTTGGTATGACCATATCCAAATGTTTGAAACATGCTTCCACCACAACAGATAATTCTATTGCGGAGTTATCGGAGACTGCAAGCGGATTCATGACAATAAACACTAAAGTACCATAATTGCCATTTATGGATGTTATATCAGCTGTGTTTCTATAAGCTACATCTCCGTCCATATCCAACGTCATCATATCAGTGTTGCAATACCAAGGAACTGGAATCACCACTGAGGTTGCTTCATTAGCAAATAAAAACGCATGAGGTCCAGTCAAAGCAGTATTTATAAGCAATGTTGCATCGGTGGGATATGAGGGCATAGGCGGAAGAACCGCAGCTAACAAACATCCAGCATGGCCGATTGTTCCGGCCATAGAGATATTAAGAACTAGATCAGAACGACCCAAGGCGGCCATTTTGAAAGCGTTCAACAAGTTAGGATTAGATCGAGCTATATCCCCGGGTAGAAAGCGAACAGCGCTACTAAGCA